GTATCCTCGTCAATTATTTTTCTGGAAAGAATCATATTTACATCTTCAACAAGTGCTTGAAAATTTTTAATATCTTGTTCCGATATTTTTCCTGCCTCTTTCTTAATAGTTTCTCTTGTTTTCATCTTTGTACCTTTATTTTTTTGTCCCAGGAGCTAATAATAAGCGCAACACGCGCATCTCCTTTCTTTATAGAAGTGATGGGTAGCACCGCATGTGGAAAATTTCCTGTGTATAGCACTAATCTATTGTATTTATATGGAATTTTAATCCAATTAGAATCCATATTTTTTTCTAGTTCGTAAATATCTTCATAAAAACCAGCCTGTGGTGAGTACTCAGTGGTATCTAGTGCTAATTGTCCACCTTCTAACCCTTCCTCGCTTCCAAGATACAGAATTGCGGTCATTTTTGATGGTTCTATACCCTCAGCTTCTTCATCGCAGTCAACGTGATGATTTTGATGATCTATATCTCGCGTTAAGACGTTAACCCAAGGCTCATACCCGTTTCCTCCAAACGTAGGATCGGTAACGCATATTCTACGAATTAATGTGCAGATTTTTGTTTCAATTTCTGTTGACTGCTTGTTCTTCCAAACATAGTTGTTCGGAAAGTAGTCGAACTGCCAAGAACCTGAATAGTAAAAGTAGGTGTATAGTTCATCCAAAAGATCAGTATCCTGATAGAAGTTATCAACTATTTTAATCATAGGGTTACCACCGTGTGACCTTCCTTCTCGTAGTGTCGCTTTCTGGCTCTAGAGTGATCCTCTAAGTACTTTTCTTTGTCCATAAAATCATAAACATAGACTTCTTGTTTTGAATCATGTTTTCTTAGTGCTCTACCCAGGGCCTGTAGGGTTGCAATTTCGGATTTCATTCCTCTGGCATTTATGAAGTGGGTGATTTCTTCAATGTTAACCCCTGTTTGGAGGATTTTAGTACCAATGAGGACGCTAGATCCTCGATGTCCTCTGAATCTAGAAATAGCTTTATACCTTTCTCCGACTGAATCACACCCTTGGAGGAATTCACAATTGCTTCCAAGTAAGTCTTCCAGGGTTCTTCCGTGATCGAGCGATTTGGTAAGTATAAGTATACGGGCGTTTTTGTTTTTATTTTTAATGTCATTGACAATCTCCTTTATTTTATCATTCCGATCTGTGTTCTTAACTATGTACTCTTCGTAGACATCAAGGTATGACATGTCTTCGTCCACTCCACTTGCATCATAGTTTCTATCAATTAGTTGAATAAGTGGTTTTGTTAACTTTCCTGAGTCTACGAGCCCTGAAGTGTTTACCACCTCCCATACGGGGCCTAGAGCGCCCTCTAAGTTGTTTCGGGGGATTGGGTCATTCGGAGGCGTTGCGGTGAATCCGATGCGATACAGAGCGTTAGGGAAGCTCCTGATGGCAGGTAGCGTTGTTTTACCGTTTGCAAACTCATGACACTCATCAATCATCAAAACTTCTGTCTCGTCTAGGTGCGTGTCAAGGATTTTTTCAATGCTTTGTATGGTGCAAAGCATGATATCTCCATAAATGTAGCCCTCACCGAAACAAAGTCCAATATTGTCCATTCCACAGGTTTTAGTGAGAAAATCATAACTTTGAGTTAGAAGCTGTTTTGCGTTAAAAAGCAGCACCATTTTCCTCCCAGAGAGTGCTTTTACCAATCCTGCCATGATTAGTGTTTTTCCTGACCCAGTAGGTGATTTTACAATACCTCTTTGATTTTTCAATCCTAGCTCAATTAGATCTTTTTGGTAGTCATAATAGGTAAAACCATCAATATCCCAAGATTTGGGCGTAATGGTCGTTTTGTCTTCATAAATTATTTCAGGGGTGCAGTCAATTTTTGCTAAGTTTTTTACCAGACTGTCTAATAACCCACTTTTAAACACTCCTGACCTAGATAAGAAGTGCTGCTTACCATCCCAATTTCTACGCTTGTATGCAGTGGAGTATTCAGCCCCAGGAATCTTAAAAGAATAAAGCTCATACAGTGCTTTTAATAATTTAGGATTGTCTGTCTCTATGCGAGAATTTTGTGTTTTTACGAAGATTTTCACATACTATTATAGTTTAGGAGAAATACTATGTTAGAAAACAGTCCAGCCTTAACGGCAGCAAAAAAAGACATCGTTGATGAGTTATTAAAAGAACTTCCGTCAGAAACTGCGATTGAGGTTGAGTTGCCTTCTGAGTGCAAGTTATATGAGTTAGAAGATCCTGATATGCCTATTACAATTAGGCCCATGACCTTCGATGATGAAAAGAATATTGTTGGAGCTAGAAAAGGAGAAGATCCTATTAATCTTGTTTTGCAACGATGCCTTACCAATATTAAAGTTCATGATCTCTTACCCATGGATAAGTTATATTTGATCATGAAGTTGAGGGAAATCTCCTACGGGGATGACTACAACACTCTTTTGATCTGCACTCACTGTAAAGCTGAGAATCCTACAAAGATTCAACTCTCTCAGTTAAATGTTAACCCTGTTCCTGATGATTTCTCAGACCCAACAGAGGTTTTTCTTGAGGGAATCCAGAAAACGGCATTGGTCAGATACCCCAGAGTAAAAGACGAGAGATACTTATCTGCCGAGAATTCCTTTGACCAACTCTGGAGATTTATTGTTGAGATAGATGGGCATAGAGACAAGTCCATTATTGCTGCTGTGCTTGAAAAGCTCCCCCTGCGCGATGTTAAATTTATTCTAAATGCTCTTAAAACTGATTTTGGCCTTGATACGTTAATTAAATTTCAATGCCAAGAATGTGGAGGGGTTTCGGTCGTTGACCTACCAATTGATGCAAATTTTTTCGATGTGAACTAGAAGACGTAATTGATTTAGACAATCTTCTTCTAGAAGCCTATATATTGGTAAAGCAAGGTCAGTTCACCTACGGTGACGTTAGAGGTATGACCAGGACGGAAAGAACAATATTTCTTCAATTGATAAAAGATGATGTAGAAAGAGAAAACGATGCAATTAAACGAAACAGCAGTAGTTAGTAGGCATAACAGGCCCACAGTAATACAGAAAGTGGCTTTACGGGCCATGTTCATTAATGATGGGCAGTATTATGATCCTAATGATATTAGCGGAGTAACAATCTTTACTAAAGCTGATAACATGACTCCAAGTTCCATTTTTAGTGGTAACTTAATCGCTCCTGATGTTGCAGCCGACAGGATCTTAATGGCATTTGGCTCATCGGCAAACGATTCAGGCGCAGCGTTGAATCCTACAAGCTATCAGCCCTCGCTTGATCCAAAATGTTTGAGTGGGATCTATAGAGTAGGCGTTGGAGATTATGTCTGTGTCCTGGACGGAACACAAACGCAGACTGGACAGTACAACTTCCATGGATCGGCTTTTGATGTTATCAATGCAGCCAGTGGTGTAAACGATTATATTGATTGCTGGACACTACAGTTCGCTGAGGGGTCCACCTATCACACGATGGTCAATGATTTCCATCTTTATAACGATACTTTCTTTGCAACCACAGAGCCTGTAATTCTAAATGCTAGAAACCGTCTGGTAAATAAACATCTGACGCTATCTTCTATAACGAATCTAAAGGTTACAACCGAAATTACGATTAATAACCGAGATATTGATCAAAGTATTCAGAATATCTTTAAAGATTCCGCTATTGTTAGCGCAATGATGAAAATTGAGAAGGTTAACGAGGACTCCGTTGCATTGCCTTCGCATGTTGAGGTTTCAGGATACTCCGATACAAGTGGAAATATTAATTTAACCTCTGATAATACGATTATCTGCCCGTTCGACACCACTCTCCTCGCCACACACCCCCGTGTTGCGGAATTTGGAGGGCTAACAGGAACTTATCGGGCTACTGCTAAGTATAATTTGTTGAATGAGACGATTATTACCGTCCCATACTACTTTACAATAAGTTAAGCTCGTTAGCAGCCTTGTAATCAAAATCATACGACTGAGTTTTCTCTGAAATCCAGGCTTCTAGGTCGATTCCAGCGATATGAGCCTCGTTCCAGTCCTTATGACCCGAAGGAGGAGGGCAGACCTCAAACGAATCCATCCTCATTTGTTTTCTGGTTCTATCGAATTTCTCAATTCCACGTTGTCCTGCTTCATCATTGTCGTATCCAAGGATAATTTTACCTTTGAACGTAGCAAGGATCTCTGCTTGTCTAGGGCTGATTGAACTTCCGATGGTAGCAGTAGCGTTTATACCCTGAAGTTGCAAGGAGCGAGCGTCTAGAGGCCCCTCACAGACAACCACATACTCTCCATCTTCGTCCGAATCATAGTAGGGGTATAGGATATCCGAAGGCTTAGGCGCAATGTCCGTTGAAGGGTTAAGATACTTAGGTGACTGGTCAGTAATGGTCCGTCCCTGGAAGTAGTAAACGTCACCATCAAAGCTCATGAACGGAATAATGATCCTATCTGCAAACCTGCCCTCGGTGCATAGGTAGTACGGAGCCTCTTCTTCTTCCTTCAGGTCAAATAAGTTCCTGCCAAACAGGAAACTCCAAGCATTTAGAACCTTGGGGTCGTTTGATGTTGCGGAACTTAAGTTGATGGGGATAAGCTTGGAGGTATCCAGTTCCAGTTGCATCTCAGGTCTATCTAATTCGGGAATCTCCTCTCCAAGGAACTCAAAGTTCTTGATAATAAGATCTCTTTGGGCTCTGAAATACGGAACTCCTTCAGCATGGGAGTACAGACTGATAAAGTTTCCTGAGCGTCCCGTCTTAAAACACTGCCATAGACCACTATCTACATTGATGCTTAGGTGCTTCTTCCAATCATGCTCCACAAACAGAGACTCCATAACAAACTCCCTACCGCTTGCAGAGAGTTTGCCCTTATTGCTGAAGTTTTCAACTAAATAGTCTTTAATAAACTGAGGTGCTATAATGTACATAAAAACAATATCCGAATCTAAATTCCAAACTTTTAAACAATGCCAACTGAAATACCGCTATCGCTACGTCGAGCGGCTCCCAGAACCCCCTGAGACAAACACAGAGGCTCTCCACTTCGGCTCGTACATCCACAAGGTCCTAGAGGACGGCGTGAAGGCAACGACCCAAGAGGAGCTTGTCCAGATTGCTGAAGAGGTAAAGGGCACATACAAGATATCAAAGAAGTATGAGGGCAAAGATTTAAAGTGTATCGACAATTTTCTTAAGTTCAACCCCAAGCTGGAGGAGACGGTAGCTACAGAGCTAACCTTCGAGGTCCCCGTCAAAGATGACATTACACTAAACGGTATTATCGACCGTGTAGTGAAGGGAAAGGATGGAGGCTTTTTGATTATTGACTACAAGACCTCCAAGAGAGAGAAGAGTAAGGTTGAGTTATACCAAGACTCACAACTCAAAGGCTATGTCTACGCTATTAGTAAGCTGTATGAAGTGCCCATCTCTAGTGTTGTGGCTGCACACTACTATCCGTTAACCGACAACTTCGTCTTTGTGCAGTACTCAATCCCTCAAATTAATGCTCATCTTCGCAAGATCGTTGATGAAGTCTGGAAGATACGCAAAAAGAAGAAGGATGAGCTAAAGCCTAGCAGGAACGAGTTCTGTAACTGGTGTGCTTATAAGACTGCGTGTCCTGAGTTCTGCACGATGCAGCAAGTAAACAAGACAATAGAAGAGTTGAAAGCTAAAAAGAAGGCTTCTTCTTCAAAGTCCCGAAAATAAACGGTCTATATATTTCGATATCAATGGTATCGAAGAAGTTAGTTACTTGATCTGGGGAGTACTTACACTTCTTAGTTAAGTAATTGTATAGCATCTCTAGCTTTATAGGCTTTTGTTTGTTCATGGACTCTAAGATCTTCATTTGAAAGTGCTTTATAAACTTCTCAGAGTACTTATGTCTCCATCTTTCTATGAACGAGTAACTAAGCGTCTCGTTTATTAGGTCAAGAAAATCAATTATGTCTATGTCTAGGTTACTATTATTCATTTTTATTGTTTGAATTTATATATAATAAGGACCCATGGCTAAATTTTCAACACAAATCAATAATTTTTTGCAACAGACAGGGGTAGACCCTAGGGCTGATGTGCATATGGTCCCTAAATCAGACTCGGCTGGCAGACCTGGAGACTTTGTAATCTTTAGATATCAGTTAGGGATAGGGGTAGGATCACGGGCAGAGAGGCTTTTCTTGCTTTTAGAGCCCATTGCCAAAGACGCAAAGACAGGTAACTTGCTCATCACAGGCATGAAGGTCCCTTTGCCAGGAGATTATAATCCATTATCGTTATTGAATCTATATAACAATAAGGAACTTCCACGCGAAAACTATCGAACTTATATTATGAGCCGCATACGCGGACCTCTTAGAAGAATTGATAGGGGAGCTTCCTTACTTCGTTACCTAAATAATAGAGGAAGATAAATGGTAGTTGATACAATCAAAGATGTAGCGGGAAGCATACTTGGCCCCATAAATGATTTGCGAAGATCTATTGAGGCGGCAGGTGATAAGCTACAAAAAGGTTCTCTTGCATTAGGTAAAGACTTCTCCCAAATGTCTGCTGAGATTACTCCTGCAATGGAGAACCTTCAAGGCTCCTTAGACCAGAGAACTCAGGCAGCTTTATTATCTTTAAATGCAGGACTTCAAGGAAACACTCTCGGAGTGCAGAAGTTAATCAACCAGCAGCAATTAACTGGATCTCAGTTTGCTGCAACTGCTAAAACTCTGGCAGAATTGGGAGCTACAATGGATCTCTCAAATGAAGAGATCAATAGTTTAAGTAAGAATTTAATTGATACTGGTGGACATTTCACTGTTTCCACTGACAAGCTTGTAAATGCTTTGGTTGGCTTAAAGGATACTTTCCCAACCCAAGCTTTGGCAGGTATGGGCTCTCAAGTTAATGAAGCCATGGTAAGTCTAACTGCTCGTATGCCAGCCATGGGTGAGCAGGTAGGAAAGGTCATGCGGATGATTTTAGATCCCAGCCTAAAGACAGAAGCAAACTTAGCAAGATTAGGGATTGCAGGTGTTAGGGAAAGACTCGCTGCTGCTACCACAACCAAACAGGCTGAACAGATTCTTATTGGTGCAATAAAAACATCTTCTTCAGTTATTGAAGATTTTGTTAGCGGAGATTTCTTTGCCTCCATAGGTATTGCGAAATCTGCATTTGGAGAAACAGCCCCACTTCTAGTTGCCATGAATAAACAACTAGAAAAGAGAATTGTAAACGAAGAAAAAGTTTCCGATTTTGGAAAAACCCTTGAAGCCATGAGAGCAGGTATTTTTGTTCCGCTTCAAGAAGTAATTAGAAGAAAGTTATTCCCTGCACTATTAGAGTTAAATGAAGTGTTTGCAGACATAGGAACCATAGCATCAAAACACTTAGCTAATTTTATAGATAGCCTTGATATTTCAGAAGATGGGCTAGTTAAAGTAAAAAATACTATGATTGATTTTGCCATTTCCTTAGTGGGTTTTGCTCAATCAGTGTCTAACGGATTCGGCAGTTTAGTGAACTTCACTCTTCCTCTCCTAGCAGCAAGTATTGAAGGGGTGGCTAAAATGGCAATGAAGTTTGGTTTCATTGATCTTACAACAAGAGATTTGATACCTGCTGGGCAAAGAGCGGAATTTGATAGATTAACAGCCCTCAAAAACATGCCTACCTTAACTGAGATCGCAGCGTCTATTCCAGGAATGGCAATGCCAGATGAGGATGACACGATCCAAAAAAGGGCAGACGCGAGGGTACAACTTCAAGCGATGGAGGAGGCTGCAATGGACGCTTTTGGGACAGTACAAACTCCAAATCTTGTTATACCTCAATTTGTTGACCGCGTTACACAAGAACTGCAAGGTTTAAAAACCGTGTTTGAAAAAGGACCAAACAATGGTGAAGGCACTGACGCAGACATACGAACAGCAGATGCTGTAACTGAGATGAACCAACGAGAGAAAGATATCTTCAATGAGCCCACAGGATCGGATGCTTTGACTCGTTCTGCAACGCAGATCCAAAGCGCATTAGCAGGGATTTTAGGAGTTGATCCTGTAGACACGCAAGAAGAGGTTGTTGATTTATTAACCCGTATTGCGAACAACCAAACATTAGGTCCAACAGGACCTAGAGTACTAATATCAACAGGAGACTAATATGACAAATAGACACATCATTGATAGAGCATTACCTGAACGGTCTAAGTTAAAGTTTTTCTTCCCTAACCCCACAGAAGGAGAAGATTACTTTGTTGCCATATTGCCCTTTTTTGAGAACCCACGCATCACAGAAAGAAAAAAAGCTAGGTTTCAAAAGTATGATTTAATTTCAAGATCCAGCAATCTATACAGCTACCTCGGAGCAAACTCACGACAGTTCAATGTTGATTTTAATATTACACTAGACCACATTCGCTTTGAGCATCCTGATGCAACTTTAGAAAAGTATGTGCCAATCACCAGAAGCTACACAAATCCAGAGTCGGAGAAAGCTCGATTTCTTAAACCTGCAAATTCTGACGCTGCACTCGACTCCCCTGCACACAGACTCGCATCGCAGTATACCGCATTATCAAACGTAAGTGATTCGGCAAAACAAGTCTTAGTCTCTCTTTTAGATCATGGTCCCCCCAATTCAGGAACAAACGCATCGGACTATATCAATAAAAAATATCTAGCAGGTGGAGGAGGCATAGGATTTAATCCAGTTGCTCTGGCACAACTAGGCGCAGAGACGGCAGCAGCAACGGTGGTTGACACTATTGATAGCGGATACTTTGAAGGCCCTAATGGATATCAAAGTCTAGAGTCTATTACAACTCCAGGTGGAGTAAATCAGATCGGCTTCATCCCAGGAGAAAATCAACCCCCAACTCTTTTACGAACTATAGATATGATAATTTATTGGGTTAATATAATTAGATCTAGCGTAACTAACTATAGCCAAAACCCTCTTTTTGGACCTCCTATTCTAAGACTAACTCACGGAATTATGTATGAGGACGTACCTTGTATTTGCAAAGATTATAATATCAGCTATAATGAAGCAGCGGGGTATGATATGGAAACGCTGTTGCCTCGTCAAATTAAAGTGTCTATGAAGTTAGAAGAGTTTAGAGCAGGGAACTTTGAAAAGTTTGATGCGACTAGCACCCGAGCTTTAGATCGAGACAACAACGCAGGATGGGAATCAGTTGTCCTGTCTAACGCCAGGAGCATGGACCCAGGAGGGGCAGGTAGGATAGCATAATGATAAGTGAAAAATACACAGGCCCGTATGCCCTTGGAGTAAATACTGTTAGGCACAGAAGAGTGCTAACCACAAGCATCATAAATACACCCATCTTTGATAACATAGCAAAAGATGTAGAAAATGCTTACGAGTATGATGTGGGATACATACCAGCAGGATACGAAAACCGTCCTGATTTAATTTCAAATGTTTTTTATGGCACTCCAAAGAATTGGTGGCTCTTAATGTATGTCAATGGCATCACTGATCCCTTTGAGGGGTTCCAGGTGAACCAGCGCATCCTGATTCCTAAGCTCTAATGAATTTCCCAACATCTAATGTTATTGTAAGCTTCCAGCGTGAACCTATGGATAAGCTTTTTGCATCTGATGGGAAGGGTACAAACTTAGCCGATGTTTTAACAGGGAATAAATCAGAAGATTTTATGGTCTTCAATCATGAAGGCAATCCAAACTTCATATCCTTTAGCTATCAATTTGGTTTTGGCGGTGGCGATCATACTGCAAAGCTAGAATTGATTGATCCAAATAATGAGTTTGAAAGAAGGTATCTTAATCAAAGCGTAGTGGATCTGATTGCTGGTGGGGGAGGTGCTCATTCTACCAAAGATAAAATGCTAAATGAGCCCACTCGAAACAGCCCAGAGGATTCAGTTCTTAGAGATGCATTCCACAAGCGGTATAACGCCGCAGCACAAGCTAGGACTCTATGGGTTTCCTTCGGGAGTGGAAACAACCTAGACACATGGGCAGGACCGTACCAGATGTACATTCAAAGCATTAATGTGGATGTGCGTCAGAGCCGTAAGCTTACCATAACCATGGTCCCCACGCCAATGGGTCTTCTGCCTGGGGATAGGAAGGGAGCCTATAACGAATTTGTTAATTTATCCTTACGAGGTCTTACAAAAAGATATCATGGGAAATCACTTCCCCTAAACTTTAACATCCCTAAAGATAAGCTGACTCCTTCTACGGGGTGGTCGGAAATTTATGGAGGATACCAATCAAAGTTTGAAGACCTGGGTGTTGTTAGAAAAGCTTTCGCTAAAGAAAGTAAAAAGGCTTTTGATCAGCAATCAGAAACGTACTTCTCGGCAGCAGAACAAATTTTTGGAACCCAAGGTTTGGCTCGTATTGATTTTCACAGTATAATCGTTGATTGCATTCGAAATTATCTTGGAAAGGTAACCCAAAATCCGAATATCATTGTTTTATTGCCAAATTTAAATACCTTAATGTGGAGTGTAGTACAGCAAGTTGCATATCAACTGCGACAAGAGCCTGACCCCAACGGAGCAGGACCCGCTATGGGTAGCTTTGCCTATGACATAAAATCATTATACAATTTACGGATAGATGATTGGAATTATAAAACTCTAGCGTTTGATCTTATTAGAGGTGTGTTAGAAAAAGTAGGACTAAAACTTATTGTCACTGATAAAGAAGCAGCGAATCCAAACAAAGCTATTGAAAGTTTACCAGCAGCCTATGAGCAGTCCATCAATTCTCGGTATCTACCTGGAGCAAACAATTTTAGTACGGAAGAGTCTCTAGAAAACTTTTTTGGTGAAAGGTATGAATGGACAGCATCTTTAGTTTCCACAGGCACTGGAACTGTGCATGACCATAAAGAAGTATTATGGAAGTTTTTAGATAAGCTACAGAGTGTGATGGTTAGCAATTACTCCATGGAAAGAGTATGCTTTTCTGAAAACAGCGAAAAAGTATTAAATCAATGGTATATAAGGAGAGACAATCCAACCTTTGGAGGGTATAGGTATGAGTGGCAAGAAGGTAAAGAGGCAATAATCTTTGGCGATATGGGATTAATCTCAAATTACTTGTATGGAAAAAGACTACAAGAAGATGAAGAAAAATTAAACAAAATTGAAGCTGGTTTTACTAAAACAATTGGAGAGTATAACGAGGCAATAGAAAAACTTCAACCAGAAGGCGATGAGAATAAAGAGGAAATTTTAAAAATTCAGAAACAAAGAGATAACTTTGTGTATCAAACGCAACGCTTGTTACCCCTCCATCCCGCAGATAGAGTGTCGTTAAACACTGCATATCAGAAACAAATTAGAAAAGCATTGTTTAAAAAAGACGCGGATATGAGCACCCCTTTTGGTGATGTATATGATGTCCCTGATGAGTTTTCTTATTCAGACCTTGCGTTAAATGAAAAAGCTAAAAAACAGATCATACGAGATAAATTCCCTGTGTTCAGGTACAACACACAGAACCCGAACGTGTTAGATTTAACATCGAATATTGGAGAGACTTATTGGAGTACCTTAGTGCAGTCCTATTCCAAGAAAGTGGATAGGCAAGCTACTGCCATCACTGAAGGTATGATTGGTAGCGGGTATGGCTACTTTAGCATTCGAAGCATTCAAGCAGCAAAAGGATTTTTACAACTTAAAAACTACTCTCAGGCTAATGAAGACAAACAATCTGAGATTGTCCAAGAACTAAAGAAAAATTTAGATCAAGCCGCAGTTGATGAATACGCAGACTGGTATGCGGCACTGGAAGAAGCAGCAGCGCAAGAGACTGCCTCTGGCTCTTTTAGCCAGGATGCGAATTATGCATTATTAGATGTCCCACATCCCGACGAAGGAGAGGGGATTGACGGCGTAGTATTTGCTGCTCAGGGAATGATCGAAGCACAACAATCGAATCCGTTCAAGGGAGAGATCATGGTTGACCAGGAACTCCCTGGCAACCCCACAGACATCATGATTGGTTTGATCGCAGATGCACACAGAAAAGCGTATCAAGTAAAACTTAAAACACTTCCATTGTTTCATTTATCAGAGCGTGGAAACACAATCATGAATGCTTGCATCCTTTTCGCGCAAGACGCTCAAGTTTTAAAAGGAACAAAACAAAACGCAGGTTATTTGAATGCCTTGTTTACAGGGGTTTATTTAATCTTAGGATACAAGCATACAATCTCAGCTAATGGAGAGGCTTCTTCTGAGTTTGCTTTAGTCCCAGGGCTGCCTCCTGCCCTCTAAATAAATAGGAATTACTCATGGCTCAAGAAACACCAATCATTGCAACTGCTGAAGTTATTAGCACCGTGGACCCGACACAAATCGGATCCTTTTGGGCTAGAATACCCTCATATGGCAATCAATTAGAAAGTATTTATTACACTTCTCCATATGCTTCGATAAACCACGGAGGCTTTATTGCGGTTCCCGAAGTTGGCACTAAAATTCTAGTCTGTCAACCCGCAGGAGGAGAGGAGTGGTATTACATGGGCGCAACTTTTACACCAGAATTTAAAGAAGCGTTCCCCGTAAATGGTGGTGGTTCAATAGTTGACAACGCTAGGCTGAAGCCTTTTGAAAGAGTTGACCCAAGATTAACAAGAGCCAGAGGGTTTCCGATGCGGATGGGATGGTTTGGACCAAAAGGTTCAGGTTTGTCTATTGATTGGGAAAGCAATACCAAGCTTATAAATGAGAAAGTAGAGTTAGTATCAACGAAGAACAAGGCAGTAGTGCTTACCGACAACCCTGCTCAAGATTGCATACGCCTAGATTCAGGAAACGGCAGCCAGATTCGCGTAACTAATAATCCAAAAAACTCGTCAGTTCCTGCTCAAGCTGTTTTGATTGAAACTGTGGGGCCAACACAATTATTTAACACAGAAGACCAGACCGACATCCTAGTAAAAGACGGTAAGGAACTTCAATTATTAAACAACTCCACAGGTCAGATGGCTCCTGAAGGAGAACCTAATCACGCAGGAAATATAAATATTCAAAGCTTAAACAAAGATGTCAATATCTTTACCAAGGCAAAAAAAGGACGAATCTTTATCGAATGTCTAAATGCTGATGGCAGCGATCAGGTTATTGAAATACAAACAAATGGAGCGGATGGAGCCATTCGAATAAAAACAAACGGAAAGGTGGATATTGACGCTGAAAATATTGGCATAAATGCAGGTAACAACATAGATATCAATGCTGGTGGTAATATCACAATGCAGTCAGGTGGGGTTACCAGCGTAAAGGCTTCAGGCAACATCAATGCTGACGGCGCACAGATTCAGCTTAATGGTGGTTTATCCACAGAGGCAAACCCAAGTATTGGAGAAAGTGAAAGTTATTACGGGTTGTCGGGAATCACTACATACTAAGAGGTTATTATGGCATCATTTGATTTAGAAACATTTTTAAAAGTACAGGGGCAAGGAGGAACAGGAGCGTTCCAAGCTCTAGGTATGTCATTCGGCCTTCCTAGCTGTATGCTTAATTTAGCTCAAGGAGCCATGGCTTTACTGCCTAGTAGTATTCTCAGTAACATTAGCAGCCAGATCGAAGCAGGAAAGTCTAAAGCAAATAACCACATGAAACAGGTTTTCCAAAAACTATCAATGGACACTGGAATCATTGAATGGGATACCGAAGAGGGTATGATTAAATTTAAATCTCGTACAGGCTGGGATGGGCAGGACAACGATAACAACCAAGAGCAGTCCAATCTCGGAGGACTATTGGGAGCCTTTCAGTTTGCCGCATCTTACGGCGCTCAGATTTATCAAAATGTTCAAGGGATCATAGATCAAGTAGAAGAAATAACAGAGTGCTTAGATAAGTTTAATGAGCTTCAAAAATATCAATCAGGAAATTCTGCAAACCAAAAAGGTACACTGCCACCTGAAGAAGCTGAACTCCTTTTTGAACAAGAATATGCAGGACAGAAGGCTAAGTTAAAAAGCACTATGGACTACATGAAAAAATGCGATGATCAAATACAAGCTATTAATAGCATTTTACAGTCAAGAGAAGCAGACCCCTCGCTAGAGCCTCTCCTTTTAGATAGTTCTGAGCTTGACCCCTTCCTAGACCAGACAAACTTTGAGCGTGTCCCCTTGCTTGATCCTGAAGAAGGAGCAGACGAAGAAGACATCTTCCGATTGAGCTACGGACCTCCGATCAGTGAGTTAGGGCAGTATGTGCTAACAAACGATGGTCTTTATTACGATTCAAGATCAGGTGGCTTAGACCCTGTATATCTCGCTATCTCTGGTGTTGTCCCAGTAGGGGAAAAGTGGAAGTACGATTATGACCCTAACTTAGGAGGAAAGGGAGATGCCATTTCTATCGCATCGCTAAAAGCGTATACCGATAATGTCTTTGACCCTAGTAGGATTGATGACAGCCTGGGAATGAAGTACTTCTATGATGAGGATCATTTCCTGTCAGTTGTAATGCAGCAACGAGACAAGAATGTTTATGATTTATCGGGAGATCTTACTCGATATATTCAAGAGTATGGTGAAGATTCTTCAATCGTAAAAAACCAACGCCAGCTAATTATTACAGATATTGCAAATCATAACAGTAAAATCAATAGACGTAAGAAACAGATTGAAATCTCAGTTAAAATTCCTCAAATATACTCCGATAGTGATGAGCCGCAATTCCCTCCAGGAGAAACCCCAGTTAATGATTTTGCATACTTAGAAGAGTATAATTTATCAATAGATGTAGAAAAACAACGAGAGCTTATCTTCGAACAAGCAGAGGTTGCTGGGGTAGTACTTCCGTTAGAGCCCCGATTTGCAGTGTCTAGACCAACGCCTGACTCAATGAAAATTGATCACCTAAACGTGCCCACTATTGGAAAAGGAAGTATCCTATATTCTCCTTCAAGCACTAATGCAGGGACCGTTCTTTCTTTAACAGACCAAATTGAATCGGACGGTCTTTTTGCTATTTACAACTTTTTAGAAACGAAGTTGGTTCTGCCCTCGTCAATGGATTTTAAAACAACAAACTGTGCTACCACTAACATGTATAACAATGGTCAGTTAGTAGGCCCATCTAAGCGAACAGTTTTTGCCTCAGGGTTAGCTATTCCTTATCTAGAGGGGATTGTAAAAAACAAAAGCTCATCACCTACAACAGCCTCAGCTTTAGGGTCCTACTTTAAACTACCCGATACGCCAGAGTTCAGAGATCTAACTTATTCCCCAAGTGGATTTAGTATGGAATGCTGGGTCCATGTTCCCAATATTATGGACGCAGCAGTGGGATGGATGAGTGCCACAACCTCCTCGTTAACCAAAGTTCTTTTAGGAAGCGAAAATGTTGGTCATGCATCAGGATGTAGAAGATCTCCAGGTGAAGGCGAGACAGATTTAGATTACTTATATAATGATCGAGGCGAGCAGTTTGTTCGAGGGATGCTTTGCGGTTTCACTAGAGATAGGCGAATCACCGAAGCGGGAACGCCTCTGGGACTATCAGGATTTAGTAATGAAAACTCTGACAATGACCCAGCGTCCTCGTTAAGCTTCTTTATTGCTCCAACTCAGTCGCGTGATTCCTCCTCTGCATCCTTTATTAACGATGATGACTGCGCTGATTACCCCACATACTACAACATGAAGGTGGATCTGTCAGCAACCGACTTTGGAAATGTGTCTTCTCAGTTTGTTCTTGTTGACGTTACGGTTGATCCTGGAAAAGATGAAGTTAAATTCTATGCGGATGGAAACTTGGTCGCCACTTCCGCTGTCACCAGCGTATTTGGAGTAGATAAAAAAGATGCACCTCAACTACCTTCATTTAGGAAAGAAAATAGCTTTGAGTATTCCTCTACGACTGTTGATGGTCCGCAGTCCTTGAAAACAGGCCCCCTGTTAAATCCTTTCTACACTCCATGGATTGTGGGAGGTGGTTACACGGATGGAATGTATGAGCATGGTAACTTCTTAGGAGGTGGATTCCGTGGTGGGCTTGTTAGTGGCTTGCGTGGACATGTAGGAAGCTTAAAGTTTTACTCTAGGCCACTAAATAACCTAGAAGTTCTTCAAAATTATAAAGCTCAACAAGGCTTTTTCAAAAATATTAGGATATAATGGCTGCAAATCAAACAGTAAACGTATATGGTCAAGTTGTGCCTCGCTATATGCAGGAGAACCCAACCAGCAAGCGCAGACTTGTACAAGGTCTGCAATTTCCACTAGGGTCTAAAAAAACCTTAGGAGGATTTTTTGCTAAGAACACAGGGGTTACAATGATCAAACAGTCCGTTTCCCAGTTGCTTAGGATTGAGCGAGGGGAGAGGGTGATGATTCCCAGCTACGGATGCAACCTTAGGAAATATCTTTTTCAGCCCTTAGACGAGATCACATTTGAAAACATAAAAAGAGAGATACAAACATCCTTTGACCGCTTCATTGTTGGAGCTAGGATTGTGAAGATAAAAGTTATCCCTCTAGGTGAGATAGGTCCTTCAGGAGGAAACAGCCTGAAGGTTGCTTTAGATTTAGAATTGAACAGCGATGACCTACAAGTTTTTGAAGTAGAGGTAACATTATCATGACATTTTCAGGAACAATCGCTTCAGATTTTATGAAGTTGGCAAACATCCCCGAAGCTAAACGACCCACTTTGGTCAATTTCGCAGCAACGGACTTTCTATCTCTAAGAAATTCATTAATTGAATATGCAAAGGCAGTGTATCCTAATGAGTATCAGTACTTTGTTGAATCCGACTTAGGAATGATGTTTATTGAACTAGTTTCTTATATGGGATCAGTGATGTCTATGAAAGCAGACATGCTTGCTAATGAAAACTTTTTAGCAACCGCAACGCAAAGACCAAGTGTTAAAAAATTGTTAGAACTGGTAGGAGTAAGATTAAGAGGACCTCTCTCCGCAGCCGCAGACGGACAGGTTACTTTTTCTTGGGAATTAGCAGGAGCACCTGCAACGGTTACGTTTGCCCCCAACCAAAGAACTATTGACACAACTTCACCAGAGGACGGTGGGGCAGTAACCTTTACTCTCTACAAAGTGGTAAATGGCCTCGCTGACATCGCAAATTCGACTGGTAATCTTGTTCTAACAACTGCCTCTGAAGGAAAGGGTGCTAATAAAAATGTCTTTGATAACTTAGTGTTACAAGAGGGAGCCTTAGTTACGGACACTGGAGACTTTGCATCCACTGAAGCGATCAAGAGTATTAAATTAACTCAAGGACCCGTCATTGATGGTAGTGTTCAAGTGTATGTTAACTCCCCTACTCTTGCCGCTAATGGAGCATACAGAGAGGTAGACAATGTTTACTTTGCTTCAGGAGCCACAGACCGTGTGTTTGAAATGGTTTATGATGAAGACTTTGTTGGTACTGTAGTCTTCGGGGATGGGGATGCTGGAATCTCACCAGACGATACTGCGAATTATGTGGTTCAATATCGTGTTGGAGGCGGCAGTCGTGGAAATATTTTAAAAGATGCTGTCAATACTGGAGTCACAGCCTCCTTGGGAGCCACAACTTATAATGGTACACTAACCAACATCTCTAAAGGAACTGGTGGGCAGAACGCAGAAACTATTGAACATGCAAAGAAGTATGCGCCTTTGACCTTTAGAAGACAAGATCGTTTAGTTACATTAGAAGACTATTCGGTTTTTGCTAACACATTCATTGGAACCTTTGGCACAGTAGGTAAAGCCACCGCAGCAACCAGAAACGCATACTCATCAGCCAATACAATTGATATTTATGTTTTAGAAAAAGCATCTGACATTCAACTGCAAAGAGCAACTACTAACTTTAAAACACAGTTGTTAGACGCTATCAATCCAAAGAAGATGGCTACTGATGATGTTGTTATTGTAGATGGTTTGATTAGAACTTTAGACCTTACGACCACTATTCATATTGACAGAGAAGAGGAAGGTAACAGAGATAAAATTATCACAATGGTTAGAAATAATATTTTAAATTATATGAATGTTGACAACAGAGACTTTGGAGAAGATCTTATTATAGCAGAGCTAAATAGAAAGATCTTCGAAGTGGATGAAGTTAGGTGGTCCACGGTTGATAATGTTGGACAAGATGTTCGAATTGATTTTAATGAAATTATTCAACTTAATAATTTAACTATAAATGTAGCGTTAATTGACTAATGGCTGACAGCAGATTTACTCCCAATCCAAGAAAGTACGCGAAAAGTAACTTTTTTGAGATTTTAGAACTCATAACCCCTGAGGTCTACAAGACAGAGGACCGCACCCTTAGCGGGACGGAGACCAATCCATTATCTGATATCATTAATGGTCACATCAACGCTGCTGATAACATTAGCCAAGTGCTGTCTTTGTCAGGAGTTGCGAACACTCAAACCTCAAGTCTGGGTAACATATCGGGAATAAGCCAATACTTTGTTAAACAAAACAAGCTTACAAATATCAACCCATTTACTTTTGAAAGTAAAATTCTGCTGCCGTTAAATACCACTCTTGCTAATTACGACACTAGCGCAGAGTTTAATAGCTATCTATCTGGGACGCTACTTCCTATGATGATCCCAGCCAGCACCTCGAAACCTGCTGGCAACATAGATACTAACATAACTGCGCTCTCTTCTCTAACAAACAGTGTTGAGCCTAGCAGTGTTCATAATTACCTGACTGACGCTTTAGGTTGGTTTTACTTCCTTAATACGTCAGGTGATGGTGATTTAGACTACTCTCCTTCTTCCTTTGTTTTAAGTTCTCTGAACACTTTATACTTAGGAAATACTTTGGAAACGGTGGATGGTGTCAAGGGATTCTCTGAGTATGTGTGGAGAAACTATGGAACCTGTTCGTTATTTTCTGGGTTGAATCTCATCCCTTCGGAGTACGTCTCAGGAACAGCAGATGCCGTTACAGAGCCTAGTGCAGGAGTTATTCCTACATACACTAGTGGAATACAACGCCTGGATAAATATAAAACTCTGGTTGATGTTGCATATTCTCCACTCTACCTGGATGAGCAGGACACAAAAGTAAAAGACGCATTCCAGGGGTACATTGACGCTTCT